CATCATTTGTGAAATTGCAGTATGTACGGAAATAGTTTAACTCTGGCACCGTAAAGTCATATACTTTCAAAAACACACCTCTTATTATTTCTGCGCAAGATACAAAATAAGTTTTTCTCTCGTTTTTTTTAACTGTTCAAGGTTACTTCCAGGCCCCGCAATTTGGCTATCAAGCATCGTTAGCAGTACTTCAAGAATTAGCGAATCTCTTTCGGCATACTTCTTCATGACATCATAATCTCGTCTATCATGTTCCTCTAATATCTCTACACGCTTATTCATTTTAATAGCAGGAGATATCCATTTATGTATTACAGCAAACCCACCACCTAAAACAGATATCGCTCCAAATATTGCCAAAACCGTTTTTCCAAACTCCATTATGTCCATGTTATCGCCTTTCCCAGTAGTATATTGGTATTTCCTGCCCGCTGTCCCATGTGTCCCAGTAATAACCGTCCTGCACACACACCACATGCCCTGTAATTGCTAAAATGTATGTTCCCATAGGATTATCCTGACAAAAGTTCTCGACCGTGTATACATCTTTTCCGTGGTCATCCACTATGTACCGCTTAAACCCATTTTGACGTAGGTATGCACCCCACACATGATTGGCTGATGGCATATCAGATAGAGCACACGCACATACAGTCACTCCAGCAAATACCGTTTCCCAGTCGCTGTCAAGGGCTTTTGTTATAGCCCGGATGGGGCAATCCCCCACACGCTGATTGCGTGGATTAGGATTGAATAGTTTCCATCTGCTCATTCTTCTTTTCCTTTCGCATTCTGATACCTCCGCGCTGCTCCCCTGGCCTTTGCCGCCTGCTCCCGGTTCCATCTGGCAATCTGTAGCCGTTCTTGCTGGGTGCGTAAGTCGTTTTCTTTACAAAATTCGTTATATGCCTTATTCTGCCGCTGTAACAGATACGACTTGCGGTCAAGGTCTAACTGCATTTCAAATTTAACTGATTCGTCCTTGCATTTATCCACGGCCTCCTGCATCCCCATGACCTCGCGTTTTGTCTTTCTGATGCGCCGTTCAAGCGTCCGCTGCCGCTTCTCCAGCTGCTCAACCTTGTAATTGTCTGCGGTTTGGATGTCTTTGTATGGATTGTTTACCCCATCACCGCTTCCGAAGGAGTGACGGCAGTTCCATCCACATAACCCTTCACCTGTTCCGTATCCAGTCTGGGAAAATGGAGGAAAGCGCTTATCCTTTCCGGTCCTGCTGTAAAACTGCCCTTGCCACCATAAATGATTTCCTGGATTCTGCCCTCCATCCCCGGTTCTGGCCCCGATGTGCGCCGACACCAGTATGATATCCCAGTCCATTTCTTCCATACGCTTAATAGAGATATCGCCTGTAGCCTGGGCTACTCCGGTACGTACTGCGCGCGCTGTGGCAGTTTCTATGGTATCTTTGTGGCCCGAAGGATATTGTACTATTACTCCACCTGATACCACATTATTAACTGCCTCTTTGACAGCCTGTGTGTACGATACAGCCCCAGAAGATACAAGGTGGTATGCATTATCACATTCGTTTATAAAAAGCCTTTGTGCGGCTTCTGCTGTGGTCCTAGTATAGTTTTCCCACTCTCCCATTGTTGCATCCATGTTTCGTTCCATCAGTCGGATAAGCTGCGGAGATTGAGTAAGAGGAATTGGAGATAAACCAGCAGCTTCATATATTTTATGGTCATATTCCAGGGCCTTGATTCCAGCTTCTTCCATTGCGGCCTTGATTTCTTTTTCCTGTCGATTAGTGATTTTGGATAACTCTGCCGTTATGTCCTTCAGCAGATATCCTGCATCCCGCAATATCTGTATTCGCCATCGGTCAGAGGAGGTGAGCAGGTAATCATCGCCGCGGCCTATGCGTATCATCATGCGGTCTATTATCTGACGGATAATGTATGTGTGAAGCTGTGAGGCTATTTCTTCGCTTCCTTCTGCGATTCTTGCAAGGTAATCAGGGCTTAACATTTACTCTTCCTTCTTTCCCTTATGTCTAATCGACCATTCAAATACTTTCGGGGCAAATGGACCAAGTGGTATATTGAATACTATCCAAATTAATAAGCTTCTCAATTTATTCCTCCTCAAACATCCTAGGTCCATCCTTCGGCTGTGCTTCCTTTACCATAGCTTTTGCATCTTCTTCAGATAATCCCTCAAACTTCTGGAAATACATCCAGGCCGGCACCTTTCCTTGCACAACATACTGCCACCATCTTGCCCGGTCCTCTTCACGGTTGTATGTAATGTCCCCAAAATCATATGTTATTTCGTAGTTTCCGGCTGGTGCCAGTCCGTACAGGTCAGCATATACATTGAGCGCATATATTGCCCCGTCAAGACAACTTTCCAGTTTGTCACGCACATCCTTGATTAGCTGTATGGTTCTCCTGTCGTCAGCCTCTACCTGTGTGGCTGTGACCATTCCTGTTTTTTCATCAAGCACAAAATACCCATTGGAATATCCACACTTAAATCCCACAAATGAGAGTAGGTTGTTTATTCCGGTAATTCTGATATCAGTATTCAACGATGGAACAATCTCCTGATAGAAAGACTCTGTTCCATTTCCAAATACATTTTTAACATAATGAGGAAGCTTTTCATTGCTCATGCCAGCATAACGGCCTTTAATGTTTGTACCGCTTCCAAACATCAGCTGGTCGTCTGCCAATATAATCTTCTCACTGTCAAATATTTCACCCACGTTTCGGCTGTATGCTATATCAAGGTCCTTTAATTCTTCTATGGCATCGGCATATATTGGTAATCCCAAAGGTGATGAAATATCTAAATTATTAGCCTGTGGAGTGCGGAGTATGCCAAACATGGGACCATCTATTTGCTCATTGTTTGCTTTAAGTATAGGTGGAGTCTCTGGAAGCAAATCGGACCACTTAGTCCTATTTAATGCTATCTGGTCCCCCACACTTTTTGCAGAGTGGGACACATAAGCTCTATTGGATATGTAATATGGGTAATAGGTGTTTTCCCCATCCTTGACCTCGACAAACCGATGATACTCAAACCTGGTATAATACTTATCATTCTCGCTGTAGCTATCCTTAAATACGATTCCGTATATACCTTCATTGTCGCAGTCTGTAATGATAAAATCCATTGGTGTGAATATGTCCAGTCCCTTACCATTTGGCTTAAGGATGATTGTGCCGTAGGCCATACCATACTCTACCCAGTGGCGAATCTGGAAATATATCTTATCAATCTGCTCCTGGAGCCATGCCGCCCGCGCGCTCCCATCAATCTGTATTCCGATTGCCAGGGTAGCAAGCCGGGCCGTCTCTGAACAGATAGCCTTTGCAAAATTGATTGTCTTAACGTTATCGTCAGCATTCACCCAATAGGGAGTACCCCGGTAGATATTGGCGCACTCTGCAATCTTGCTTTCCATCTCCGGGGATACCACTGACTCAACGTTAAAATCTTCCTCTGCCTGTCGCTTGAATATCATTCCTATCACCTTTTTAGCCCATTTTATTAGTCCCATTTACTCACCTGTATTTTGCACAATTTTCAATATAGCTTAAAGGCAACAATACCAATTGTTCCTTTAATATCTGTCTCTGCAATCCTTTAGGTGTATAGACGCAGTTTGATGTTAGTTCATTTATTCCTTGGCGTATAACACATTCTTCTGTGTATGAATGACCAGGGGAAATATCAACATACTTTTTTAGAAATTGTCCTATTCGCTTTTTGCTATATTCTGTCATGCGCTGTTCCCCCTTCTCATTGATAATTGGCTTATGGCATAGCACCCCAGTATTTCACTTCTCCCTTTCTTCGTGCCTCGGCAGCTTCTTCTGCTGTATCATATCTCCCCAAATCCATACGTCTGCTATTAACGTATATCAAAGCTCGATATTTTCCCCTATCTGCCTCATAATGTACGCCATTATACCCGGTTCTATTCGTCCTCTGTTTTCGCTTGTTTCTGGCCTGTTCTGTTTCCGTAGCCCAATGACAGTTTTCAGGGCAATAATCTCCGTTTGTATCTTTTCTGTCAATGCTCAAATTATCAGTATATCCATTTTGCAAGGCCCATTGAATAAATTCCATTGAGTTGTTATTCCATCCCTCACAGACCTTTATTCCTCTACCACCATAATTATCATAATCCTTGTCATTCGGGTTATTGCATCTCTGACGGATACCCTGCCATATTTTATATATCCTTGGATAATTTTTCTTTGCCCCACTACGCACTGTGTCCCCTTCTCATAGCCATAGGAGAAATGCTATACCGTAAGGCATCTATCCAGTGGTCATTTCCGTCTGGATAATCTGCAATCACTTCTCCGTTGCTATCAATCTCATGCTCATACTCTATAATCTCTTTGTATGCCCTTGGCGTTCTGGCTGGGTCTATGACGATTGTACGACACTGTAGCCATTCATACGTATATTTCCTACTCCCAGGCGTTACAATAGCACTACGGGCTGGAATACCAGCGTCACGAAGGTCAACAATACTTTCCTTCTCGTCCACTCCACACAT